CCGGTTGGCCAGCCCGCTCGGTGCGGCCGCGATCCGGATGGCGCACATCCTGGACAACTCGATGACGATGAACGGCTACGCGTCGTTGGTCAAGCAGTGGAACGAGACGCTGGAGACGGCACTGGCCGGCGCGGTCGTGGAGCCCGACAGAGTCGACGAGCTGAGGGCGTTCCGTGACCGCAAGTTCGCTGGTTGAGCCTGCGTTCCTGACCATCCCGGACTACGAGTTCACGCTCGGCCCCCAGGTCGCCGAGCTGTGCGCTCTCGCGGGGTTCCCTCCGGATGCCCAGCAGGAGCTGGGGCTTGACATAATCTTCGCCCGCCGGGCCGACAAGCACCTCGCGGCGCAGGACTTCGCGGTCGTGGCGCCGCGGCAGAACCTGAAGACCGGCCTGTTCAAGCAGGCGGCCATCGGCTGGCTGTGGCTGATGGACGAGCAGCTGGTGGTGTGGTCGGCGCACGAGTACTCCACGTCGGTCGAGTCCTTCGAGGACATGACCAGCCTGGTCGAGAACGCGCCGGTGCTGAAGAAGCGACTGGCGCCGCACGGCATCCACCTCTCGACCGGTCGTGAGTCGATCGTGCTGAAATCCGGGGCGACGCTGAAGTTCCGGGCGCGCAGCAAGACCGCGGCTCGTGGCCTGTCCGCCCCGAAGATCGTCCTCGACGAGGCGCACGCCCTGGAGGCCCGGCAACTGGGGTCGTTGTTGCCGCTGATCCTGGCGCAGCAAGATGCACAAGTTCTCTACGGTTCCTCGGCACCGATGTTCGACTCTGACGAGCTGCGGCGCGTCTGCCGGGTCGGCCGGGCCGGGGTGGATTCGTCGGCCGGCTACATGGAGTGGTGCGACACTGCCCCGCTCGACTGCGCGATCCCGAACTGTGACCACCATCCGGGTACCGACGGCTGCTCGATGGACGACCTGGCCCGTTGGTACGCAGCGAACCCGTCACTGGGCAAGCGCAACCCGCTGGAGAACCTGCAGAAGCTGCGGATGAAGCTCCCGCCGGCCGAGTTCGGCCGGGAATGCCTCGGCTGGTGGGATGAGGCCGGTGGCAAGCTCATCGACTGGGACCTGTGGCAGGCTCTGGCCGATCCCGGGCCGCGGCCGCTGTATCCGTTCGCGTTCGCGCTGGATGCGACCCCGGACCGATCGGCGGCGTGTATCGCCACTGCCGGGCGCACTGAGGCCGGACATCTCGGGATCGAGGTCGTCGACCATCGGCGCGGCACCGGCTGGGTCGTTGCCCGGCTGGTCGAGCTAGTCGGCAAGTACAAGCCGTGCGCGCTGGTTGTGGACCCTGCCGGCCCGGCCGGATCGCTACTCTCCGAACTGGAGACCGCCGAACTGGATGTGGTCACGGTGAACGCGCGGGAGTACGCGCAGGCGTGCGGGCAGCTGTTCGACGCGGTCGCGCAGTCCACACTGCGGCACCAGGGTGACCAGCGACTGGACTCGGCGGTGCTCGGCGCGGCGACGCGCTCGCTGGGAGATGCCTGGGCGTGGGCCCGTAAGTCCACCTCGGTGGATATCTCCCCGTTGGTAGCGGTGACCCTGGCGCTGTGGGGCTACATGGTGCACGGACCGGAGTCATATGACGTGCTCTCGTCCGTTTATTGAGTGAAAGGGGCCACAATGGCGAAGATTCTGCCTGCTCCGGAGGCTTTTCCGGGACAGCAGGGGCAGCGGGACCATGGCTCGACCGGCTATTCCGTGCCGTCGGACTCGGCGGTAGCCGCGTCGATCACGCCGGGCGGCAATGACGCGGACATGGGCGGGCAGCTGTCGACGAACATCTTCCCGGGCGCGCGAGGGTCGCAGCCCGGTGGCGGGTCCGGCTCGGGCGGCGCCTCGGGATCCGGCGCGGATGACGTGATCCAGACGACCCGGCCGTCAGGCTCGGGGTCGACGGTCGGTGCCTACCGCCAGCTGAGCGCGCCGAACATCTTCCCGGGCGGCGACCAGATCCCGTCGGGCGTCGAGGATTCGACCGGCACGACCGGGCCGCGCCGGCTGCGGGCTGACAACTCCGGTGGAGTTATGCCGTGACGCCCGAGGACATCGAGCATCGGTTCAAGTTCCACGCGGCCTCCCGCCAGGAGAAGGCCGACGAGCACACAAGTGCCCGGCAGGCATGTCGGGACGCCGCTGATCGTCTCAATGAGCTGTGTCCGGAGGGGCGGGAGAAGTCGCTCGCCGTCACGAAGCTCGAAGAGGCCATGTTCTGGGCGAACGCTGCAATTGCGCGTGATGTGGAGGTGGCGCCGTGAGTGACCTCACGCCGAAGGCGACCGGCAGCCCCGGTGTCGGGCCGCGGACCCGCGACGTCTCGGCATTCCCCGGCGCGCCCGGGGTTCCCGGCGGGGTGAAGTCGGCCCCGGCCGGACCGGTTGCGGCGCCAGGGGTCGGTGACAACGACTATCTGACCGGTGGCGCCGATACCGTCACGCAGACGGAGGCGTTCCCCGGTAGTGCTGGCGCCCGCTGGCAGGACTGGTCGCCTAGTGACGACGTGGTCGGCGACGAGCCGGTGATGGGGTCGTCCGGCCACGTGTCAGGCGGGATCCGGGTCTCCCATCCCAACGCCTTCCCCGGCGGCGGACAGGGCGTCTGACCCTTCCACGTACCACTCGCTGAACATCAGATCCAGATCGGTGTACCGGGCCACGTCGTCGTAGATGCCGCCAACTCGGTGAGTTGGGTCGTAGATGGCGCGGATGTGGGCGCGCGCCGATCGGTAGCCCTTCCTGTGGACGATCGCGTGGCCGGACAGGGCGACAACGCCACCGATGAGATATTCCCGTTCCGTCGTCGGCGTACGAGCCGATCTCAGCATTGCCCCGGGCATATCGGCGAGCATGTGCTCGGGCGAGTTGAAGGCGTACAGGCCGCAGGTGCAACCGAGTTGCGGTGCTTGATGTGGCTCGATCGGGCGATAACTGGGCGAGAACGTCCCCACCACTTGTTGCCATACCGCCATGCGTGGCGGTGCTTGGCTGCTGCTGAGGTTGGGATAGTGCATGCCGGCCTCGACGGCGCTGATCGACCATGCGGTTTGTAGCCCGCTGTCGGTGATCGGGTTCAGGAACCCTTCCCGGTCGACGTACCAGCACCGGTAGCCCAGGACGCTCACACCGGTTCGAGGACCGGCTCCACGGCCGGCTCAGCCACCGGGACGTCAGCGGGCCATTCGATCGGCTCGTCCTCCGGGATGTCGACCTCGGTGATCGTCTCGCCGATGTTCGCCATGTGTCCTCCTCCAGAACGACGCTAACTATGCCACCGGAAAGGGGCGTCGATGCGTAATCCGTTCCGACGTCCCTCCGACGACGAGGAGCGCGGCTACCCGCGGATCCGGTCCGAGAACAATATCTTCTACGCCGCCGGCTCGCCGACCCCTTCCGAGCTGCGGGTGCAGTTCAGCGAGGGCGAGGAGCAGCGCGCGATCACCAGCCTGCCCTGGGACCGCGGCGGACCGGCGTCGACCTCGACGGTGGACACCGACCGAGCGCTCACTCTGGTGCCGGTCTACGCCGCGGTACGGCTGCTGGCGGACTCGATCGCGTCGCTGCCGCTGCACCTGTACCGGAAGAGCAAGGACGGCATCCCGGAGGAGCAGCCGGACCCCTCGCTGCTGGTGAAGCCCGAGATCAACGGGCACCTCTACGACTGGCTGCACCGGCTAGTGACCGGGCTCGCGCTGCGCGGCAACGCCTACGGGAGTGTCACCGCCCGGGATTCCTACGGCATCCCGACGATGATCGAGTGGCTCGACCCTGACATGGTCTACGTCCTCGACAAAGCGTTCTCCGGGCCCGGGTCCTTCCTGCAGCCCCAGTGGTTCTGGCGGGGCATTCCGATGGACCGGCAGGAGCTGGTGCACATCCCGTGGTTCACGCTGCCGTGGCGGGTGCAGGGCTTCTCGCCGATCACCGCCTACGCGATGACCGCGAACACCGGGCTGGCTGCGCAGCAGTACTCGAACGACTGGTTCGCGTCCGGTGGAGTGCCGCCCGGGAAGTTCAAGAACTCCGCGAAGACGATCGATGAGACCGAGGCGAACCAGATCAAGCAGCGCCTAACCAACAGCATTCGGCAGCGCAAGCCGCTGGTGTACGGCTCCGACTGGGACTACGAGCTTATGGCGACCCCGCCGAACGAGGCCCAGTTCATCGAGACGCTGCGCCTGACCGCGACGCAGATCGCGGCGATCTACGGGATCCCGCCCGAGATGATCGGTGGCACCACCGCCACCACCCTGGCCTACACCACGGAGGAGCACCGGGCCCTGGACTTCGTCACCTTCGGCCTGCAGCCGTGGCTGTCGAAGATCGAGCAGGCGATCTCGGCGCTGTTCCCGCGCCCGCAATACGTGAAATTCACCACGGACACCCTGGTTCGGCAGGACACCATGGCCCGGCACACGGTCTACAAGCTAGACACCGAGATCGGCCTGCGGACGGCGAACGAGATGCGTGCCGCCGAAGGCTGGAAGCCGCTAGAGACGCCGCTGCCGATACAGCTGCCAGGGCACGAGCTCACTCCGCTGGGGTCGGAGAACCCGCCGAGCGGTGGCGGTGGCACTCTGGCGCAGCCGACAGGTGGGAAGCCTGCGCCGGCACCAAACCGGCCGGTCGACACGACGCCGTCGGCCAACGGGCATCGATGACGCTCGCGCACGAGAAGGTCGGCCACACAGATCAGGGGCTTTGGCATCACAAAGGTTGGCAGCTGCCCGCCTACATCCAGCACGTCGCCAACGACCTGATCGAGTCAGGGCACTCGGAATCGCATGCCATCGAGATGGCTGTAGGCATTATCAAGAACTGGGCACATGGACATGACGGTAAGGGTCATTCCGTGTCAGCGAAAACGCAGGCGAAGGCTGTAGCGGCACTGGCGGAATGGGAATCACTGAAGGCTGCAGCAAATCACGGCCGCAGGGACCTAGGAGCTACGATGGCTGACTCGCGAGCAGCGATGTCGTCAGCGAGCATCAACGATCTGCCCGATTCCGCGTTCGCGTACATCGAGCCGGGCGGGTCGAAGGATTCGAGCGGGAAGACGACCCCGCGCGGGCTACGGCATTTCCCTGTTCATGACGAGGCACATGCGCGCAACGCGCTTGCTCGCGCTAAGCAGTCCCCATTTGGCAAGAAGGCGATGTCGAAGATCCTGGCCGCGTGCCGGAAGTTCGGCATCAAGGTTTCAGCAGACAACAGCAGCAGCTCGTCCGGTCGATCGGAGTATGGGATGGATGTTGAGCGGCGGTACACGCCGGGCACGGTCGAGGTCCGGATGGGCAGCGGAGACCGGCCGAAGCGAATCGGCGGTTATGCCGCCAAGTTCGGGAAGTTGTCCCGCAACCTGGGCGGCTTCGTCGAGCGCGTCGAGCCGGGGTTCTTCAACCAGTCCCGGTCCGATGGTTGGCCGGGGGTGATCTGCCGCTACAACCACGACGACAACATGCTGCTCGGCAGCATCGGCGGCGGCACTCTGCGGCTCGACATCGACGATCAGGGCTTCCTGTACGAGGTCGAGCCGCCGCAGGCGCGCGCCGATGTCCTCGAACTGGTCGAGCGCCACGACGTACGGTTCTCCTCGTTCGCCTTCCGGTGCATCACCGACGAGTGGTCGACCTCCGACGGCGGCTACCCGATGCGGTCCCTCCAGCAGGGCACTGCCATCGACGTGGCCCCGGTGAACAGCCCCGCCTACCTCGACACCTCCGCCGGGCTGCGATCTCTCGCTGCGCACGTCAGTGCTCCGATCGAGGACGTTGTCGAGCTTGCGGAAGCCGATGAGCTTCGCAGGTTCTTCGTCGTCACCGGAGGCCCCGCGCCGGTGAAGGTGAAGGCGAAGCCCATCTTCGGGCCCGCCGCTCTGGCGCACATGGGCCCCAAGGATCCCTGGGCGTAAGCCCCCTCGGGCGTTGGCAACGCAACCGCGCCCCCGACCCGCACCACTTAGCAAGGCGACGTTGGCAACGCTTCCGCGCCGCGAAATCAGGCACCCCTAAACAGAAAGGCGGACGTCGCCATGCCTGGTACCGCTGTAACGAAGCTCCGTGAATATCGCATGCAGGTCTGGGAGAAGTCGAAGGAGATTGCGGATCGTGCTGCCGATGAGAACCGGCAGTTCACCGGTGAGGAGCAGTCCTCCTGGGTCTCGCTGCAGGCCGAGATGAAGGCCATCGACGAGCGCATCAAGGCGATGCTCGATGGCGAGCAGCGCGAGGCCGATGCTGCTGCGGCGTTCGACAAGCTCGCCGGCGGGAAGGTCGAGAAGGCCAACGCTCCCGGCGCCGAGGGCGAGCACCGCAAGAAGACCTCGGTGGAGCTGCGCAAGTTTCTCCGCGGTGAGGGCGGCCGGGCCATCGACATCATGCCTCCGCCGATCGCTGAGGGTGGCGTCGAAACTCGCGTGCTGTCCAAGCTGACCGCTGCGGCCGGCTTGAACGTCGTGCCGACGGACTTCTACAACCGCCTTGTCGCGCACCTCATCGAGGTGTCGGCGGTACTGCAGGCCAGTCCCACGGTGCTGAACACCGCGGGCGGCGAGTCGATCCAGATCCCGAAGACGACCGCCCACTCCACCGGTGCAGCGATCGTGACGGAAGGAAACACGATCGGCGGCACCGACCCGACCTTCGGCCAGCTCACGCTGGGTGCGTTCAAGTACGGCCTGTTGATCCAGGTATCTCGCGAGCTGCTCTCCGACGAGGGTGTCGATGTCGAGTCCTACCTGGCGATGCAGGCCGGTCGGGCGATCGGCAATGCGTTCGGCGCGCATATGGTCACCGGCGCCGGCACCACCGTCCCCCGTGGTGTCGTTCTCGACGCCACGCTGGGCAAGACCGGTGCCACCACCGTGGTCGGCGTGTTCAGTGCGGACGATCTGATCGATCTGCACTACTCGGTGATCGCGCCCTACCGCGCCTCCTCGTCCTGCTACTGGCTGATGAAGGACGCGTCGCTGGCCACCGCCCGGAAGCTGAAGGACACGACCGGGCAGTACCTGTGGCAACCGTCGTTGCAGGTCGGCGCCCCGGACACGATCCTCGGCAAGCCCGTTCTGACCGACCCGAACGTCGCGGCGACCGGCCTCGGCAACAAGTCCGTCGTCTTCGGCGACTTCTCTCAGTACTTCGTCCGGCTCGCCGGCGGGGTGCGGTTCGAGCGCTCGGATGACTTCGCCTTCAGCACGGACCTGGTTACCTTCCGGTGCCTGATCCGCGCTGACGCGGCGCTTGTCGACCTGACTGGCGCGGTCAAGTACTTCGCCGGTGGCGCGTCCTGATTGATCTTGGTGTGGGGAGGCCGGCCGCCACCGGCCTCCCGCCCTCGTACCCGAAAGGAAACACATGAAGGTCAAGATGAAGGTCGACGTAACCGGAACGCGTGACGGCACGGAGTGGCCTGCTCGCGGTGAGGAGCTCGAAGTCTCCGACGAGGAAGGCCGAGAGCTGTGTGCGTCCGGGATCGCCGACCCAGTCAAGGACGAGAAGGTAGAGAAGGCGACCGCCCCCAAGGGCGAGACCCGCGGGAGCCACTGAGCCATGTCCTACGAGGCCCCGCAGATCATCCACCCCTCGGCGGCCGAGGCCGCGGGCGGGAATGTGCCGTTCGCGGTGCCGAACGGGTCGCAGGTAAACGTCTGGGTCAATATCACTTCCGCTGGTACCACGATCACGTTCTCGTTGCAGTGGTCCCACGATGGGGTCACCTACGGGGCGGCGGATCCGGCGGACACGTTCACCGCGATTACCACTGCTATTGCGGTGGCAAAGACGTTCACCCGGAAGGGGCCGTACTGCCGGTTGGTGTGGACGTTGACCGGGTCGTTCACGTTCGAGGCTCGCGCCAGCGTGGTCGGCGCGTAGGCGATGAGGTATCCGCTCGGCGCGACGGTTCGGATCGGCGGTGGCCCTGCGGGGCCGCTGCAGGTCCGCGACTCTACCGGCGCGCTCGCGGATGCCTCACCGATGACGATCACGGTCAAGAAACCCGATGCGACGACGCAGGTTTACTCGTCGCTCGCGCACGACGGGACCGGTCTGTACCACCAGGACATCCCGCCCACCGACATCACCCAGCTCGGGCACTACTCGTACTACGTGACCGCGACGGTGGGGTCGTTCGTCGCGGTTCTGCCGTCCGGCTCCTT